TAAAGCATGAGAGCAAAGGCTTTACTCCTACGTCTGTTAGGATAGAACACCAGACCGCTAAGATCATAGACCAGCAGCGCAACACTGGGTTTCTTTTAGACATTAAGAAAGCCATGAGTCTTGTTGCTATGTTTGAAACCAAGCTCTTTGAGTTAGAAGAAGAAGTACAGAAAGAGTTTCAGGCTACCATAGAGAAGCAGATAATAAGCCGCAGCTACACGACTACTGGACAGGTATCTAAGATAGGAAAAGACCAGCACGGTAAAGGTGTAAGGCTCACGGCTGAGGAGTATCTACATTTCACGATGTACCAAAACCCTAAGCCTATTATTCGCAAGACTGAAGTTGAATTTAACTTAGGCTCTAGAAAACAAATAGGCGAGTATCTTATTAAGGCTGGATGGGAACCTAAGAAGTTCACGCCTACCGGACAACCTATGGTAGATGAATCAATACTTAAGAAGGTTAAAGGCATACCTCAAGCTGCACTGATTGCTAACTACCTAATGATTCAGAAGCGTGTGGCACAAGTAAGAAGCTGGTTGAAAGAGCTGGACGAGACTACTGGGCGAGTGCATGGATACGTTAATCCTAATGGTGCAGTAACAGGACGCATGACTCACTCTCATCCCAACATGGCACAGATTCCTAGCAGCAGTTCACCCTACGGTAAGGAGTGTAGGTCTTGTTGGATAGTACCAGAGAACTATAAGCTAGTAGGCGTTGATGCTTCCGGCCTGGAACTTAGAATGCTTGCACACTATTTAAACGATGAGGGCTATACAAATGAAATCCTTAACGGCGACATCCACACTGCTAATCAAAAACTTGCAGGACTTCAATCACGAGATCAGGCAAAGACATTTATCTATGCACTCCTCTACGGAGCAGGAGATGCTAAGCTTGGGACAGTGGCTGGAAGAGGCAGAGAAGCTGGCAAAAGACTTAGACAATCTTTCTTTGATAATCTCCCATCATTTAAAGCTCTTACAGGGAGGGTACAAAGAGAAGCAGCAGACGGTTATGTAAAAGGTTTAGACGGCAGGAAGCTAACAGTACGCTCAGCACATGCGGCTCTTAATACATTGTTGCAGGGCGCTGGCGCTATCACAATGAAGCAAGCCATGATACTTTTAGACGGCAAGCTAAAACACATAGACGCTAAGTTCGTAGCTAACGTCCACGATGAATGGCAGATAGAGTGCCATGAGTCTGTAGCAGATCAAGTAGGTAAGCTAGGCGTTGAAGCTATCATCGAAGCAGGTAAGTTACTTAACCTTAATTGTCCACTAGACGGAGACTACAATGTCGGAGATAACTGGAGTGAAACTCACTAACATGGAACAGAAAAGCTTATTTGATAACATAGAACCCCATAAGTTGTATAGAAAAAATGATCCTGAAACAAGTAGAGAGGCTGCTTATTTAGTTTCACATTCACTGGGAAAAACAAGATCTTTTGTTTTAGGCTTAATTAAAGAAGCAGGGAATAAGGGAATTACTGTTAAGGAAATGAAAAAAGAGTATCCTGATATGGGCTATAGCACTATATCTTCTCGCCCAAGTGAGCTAGAAAGATTAAATCTTATTTTCTACAAGGGCGATAAAAGAGATGGGGCAAGAGTTATTAGGCACGTAAAGTATAGTACGGAGTACTCCTATGAAACTCACTAAGATAACTGCCCCAGATAGATTTAAAGTACACCCTTTTAGAAGGCTGTGCCGAACATCAGAAAATAAAACACGCATGACTATTCAAGGTAGACGATATCGTGTTGGTAATCCTAATCATCCACATTATAACTTATATAGAAAGTATGGATTCTCTGCTGTGTTTGAAGAAATGGGAATCGTAGAAGAAAGTATATCCCGCCTTCAACAAAAAGTAGAAGATTTGTATGGACGATATACAAGTGGTCACATATATATATTATCTAATCCGGCTTGGAAGGGATGGTATAAAGTTGGAATGGCTGTAGAAGCTACAGATAGATTACCTACATTCCAAACTGGTTCTCCTTTTAGAGATTATAAGTTAGAATACTATAAGCATTTTAAAGATCGTAGATCCGCAGAAAAAGAAGCGCATATTTTATTGGAAAAAAGTTCAAAATCTAGGCGCGGTGAGTGGTTCCAAAGCTCTTTACTTAACATAAAACAACAAATAGAAACCCTTAAAGGTGAGACATATGCCCCTATCAACACTAGTACCTGATATCTATAAGCACTTAGAGCTTCTTTCAGACGGTACACCTTTGCCTATCTCCGACGAAGAGATAGATGAAACCACAGAAGCTATAAGAAGTTGTTTGCTTGCGTGGGCTAGGCCCGAAGAAAGGAATAGGGACTTTACTGTTCGTATGTCTAACGTAGGTAAGCCTGATCGTCAATTGTGGTATGAGAAAAGAGATCCTGCTGGGCGTGGATCTATTGACGGAGCTACTCAAATTAAATTTCTTTATGGTCATCTTCTTGAAGAGATAGTTCTTATGCTGGTTCGTATGACAGAACATACGGTAACCGATGAGCAGAAAGAAGTGGTAGTTGAAGGCATCACCGGACACATGGACTGCAAGATAGATGGTGAGGTAGTGGATGTTAAGACTGCTTCACGCTTTGCGTTCAACAAGTTTAGGGATGGGCGCTTAGCTGAAGACGATCCTTTTGGATATCTAGGGCAGCTTGCAGCTTATGAAGCCGCCGAAGGCACAGAGAACGGAGGCTTCTTAGTCATGAATAAAGAGAGCGGCGAACTCTGCATGTATGTTCCTGATGATCTTGATAAGCCTAACATTAAGAACAAGATAACTAATCTTTTGTCGGCCTTAGACCTAGAAACTAAACCAGGCTTCTGTTACCCTCAAGTTCCTGATGGTAAGAAAGGCAACATGAAGATAGCTAAAGGTTGTAGCTGGTGTAATTACAAGCATGACTGCTACAAAGATTCTAATGACGGCCAAGGTCTAAGAGCTTTTAAGTATGCTAACGGCATATCTTATCTTACAGAAGTTGTAGTCGCTCCTAAAGTCGAGGAGTATTTATGAGAGCAGTTAAAGCTAAGCGTATCAAGAGACACGCTAAGACTTTGTTAGTTAGCTGGCTTCATTCTCTCTTAGATAAAGAAGAAGCAGATAAGATTAACGTCAGTAATTATATGTCTCATATGCCCAAACAAACGCACATCTTTCTTAACGGGAAAATGAGGTTGAACGCTTATCACCCTAAATGGATAGCTAAAAAGATCAAACAATTATTAAAGATTGATCCGAAGCTAGACATAGAAAGCATAGACTTGGAGTTAATTAAATGGCAAGCGAACCGGTTTCAGGGGTGAGTATAGAGAACATGATAATTGCTGTCGGCAGTTTCTTGCATAACTCTGATAAGACAGTGTGTGATATTGAGACAATCTTCTTAGAAGACCTGCGACTTTTAGTAGACGCAGAGCTTGAAAGAAGAGAGGCGTTAATACATTGAAGCCTATTAGAAAAGGATATAGGAAGAAAAGAGTCCCGCGCCCTAAAGAAAAGAACCCTATTAAAGGTTATGATTCTAACTGGGAGTATGAACTACACACTGGTATCCTAGACAACTGGACTTTTCATACAGAAAAAGTCCCTTACATCGTTGAGCATAAGTACGAGCCAGACTTTATTAAAGAGATAGAAGGTAAGAAGATATTGCTTGAAGCTAAAGGGCGCTTCTGGGACTACGCTGAGTTTAGCAAGTACATCTGGATAGCTAAGGTTCTTCCTCCTGACACAGAGTTGGTGTTTCTTTTTGCTAACCCTAGCGCCCCTATGCCTCAAGCCAAGCGCAGAAAAGATGGAACCAAAAGAAGCCACGGTGAGTGGGCGAGTGCCAATAACTTTAAATGGTATAGCGAAGAGAGTATTCCTGACTCTTGGATCAACATTAAAAAAAGAGAATCCTTTGACTGACTTCAACCATAAAGATGAAAGGCGTGACCGCTTTGAAAGGAAAAAGAAATTTAAAAAGATTAAGTCATCTTCTGAATTAAAAGTGACTAGACAAAAAGCCTATAAACGCGGAGATAAAAATGATCAAAAAAAAGATAAATGATATAACAACAGATGAGTGGAATAGTCTTGAAGAACAATCAAAACAAAAAGATCTACCTGGCTTGTCATCAAACTTACAAGACTATACGTTTATAACAGAATCCAAACCACGCACCGATAATGTTAATGCGCCTTTTCATTATAACGCAGGTAAGATCGAGTGCATTGAAGGTATCGAAGCTTCTATGAGCAGTGAAGCTTTCAAAGGATATCTAAAAGGTAACTGTCAAAAGTATTTATGGCGGTTTGATTATAAAGGAAAAGCCAAAGAAGATTTACAGAAAGCAAGCTGGTATCTAAATAAACTAATATCAATAGTTATCATAGAGGAAAAGAAATAATGGATCAGTATCAACAGTTTATACACAAGAGTAGATATGCGCGTTGGCTTCCTACAGAAGGGCGGCGAGAAACGTGGGAAGAAACAGTGCAAAGGTATGTTGATTTCTGGCTTAACCGAAAACAAATAGACGATAAAACAGCTAAGCGTCTGTACAAACACATACATGACCTAGATGTTATGCCCTCTATGCGATGCATGATGACTGCTGGAGAGGCTTTAGATAAAGATAACGTAGCAGGTTTTAACTGTAGCTACCTACACATTGATTCTCCGCGCAGCTTCGATGAGCTGATGTATGTGTTAATGTGCGGAACAGGCGTAGGCTTTAGCGTAGAGCGTAATTTTATTAATAAACTTCCTATAGTTGCTGAGACTTTCCATAAGACTGATAGTACCATAGTGGTTAGTGATAGTAAGATAGGCTGGGCTTCTGCGTTCAGAGAGCTTATCGCTATGTTGTATGCTGGTAAGATCCCAAATTGGGACATAAGTAAAGTAAGACCTGCTGGTGCCAGGCTCAAAGTTTTTGGCGGCAGAGCTTCAGGGCCAGACCCCCTAGTAGAGTTGTTTAATTTCTGTATAGGCATCTTCCAGAAATCAGCGGGGCGTAAGTTAACCTCACTTGAGTGCCATGATGTTTGCTGTAAGATTGCAGACATCGTAGTAGTAGGAGGCGTAAGACGTTCAGCACTGATTAGTCTTTCTAATCTGTCCGATCAACGCATGGCTAGAGCTAAGAATGGTAACTGGTGGGACACAG